TTGAAAGCGTGGGACAGTCTGATGACCGCCGCCAACTATTGCAGCGGGCGCGGCGGCAGCGGCAATCGGCGCACTACTCCCGGCGTAACGCTTAGCATGGGCGAATGGTGGGAGCAGCTTTCCGGCGAGATCGTCGAGAACTTTTAAGGGAGGGGCTTACATGGGCTTGATGATCTGCGGCGCGGTGACGTTTGCTGTCGGTGCGTTCTTTGGCGCAATTATGGTTTCTGTTGGGATCCAGCTTGAAAAGAGGCGATGATATGACGCACAGAGCGAAATGCAATGTCTGGATGCGGAAATACTTAAAAGCGATGAACAAAAACTTTGTTATTGCGTTTGGAATGGGCTATGAAGACGGGGCTGCTGGAAAAGAGCGGCAGGCCCCGCCCTTCCCGGAAGCGGCGCAGTCCGGGACGCTGGTATATGCCGCGACGCTCTTTGCGCAGGAGGCATACAACAAAGGCTATATCTTCGGAAAGGAGATGACAAAATGAATTTACTTGACCTTGCCGTCAAAATCACGGTTGATGACAGCGGTGTTGACAGCGGCCTAAATAAAATAACGTCCTCGTTCGAAAAGGTCAAAAACAACGTCGGCTCTGTGATAAAGACGGCTTCAAAAATTGGCGCAGTTGTTACCACAGTCGGAACAGCGTTAACCGCGGTCGGTGTAGATACCGCCGCTGAGGTGAGGGCAGAGGCAAGCGCGTTTGAACAGACCTTCGGTGATATGCAGGACACCGCTACAAAGGCAATTGGGCGCGTAGCTGATGAATCCGGCATCTTGCAGACGCGCTTGAACGCACTCGGCAGCAAAATTTATGCGTTTGCTCGCTCTTCCGGCGGTGATGCGACCGAAAGCATGAATCTGATGGAGCGCGCATTGAAAGCGGCGGCAGACAGCGCGGCCTATTATGATACCAGTGTTGAGCAGGCCACAGAAACGTTGCAGTCCTTTTTGAAAGGTAACTTCGCCAACGACGCAGCCCTCGGACTTTCGGCCACGGAGACCACACGAAACGCGGCCGCTATGGAGCTTTTCGGGCAAAAGTATAATGAGCTTTCCGAAATCCAGAAACAGGAAACTCTTCTGAAAATGGTGGAGGATTCGCAAAAGCTATCCGGCGCACTGGGGCAAGCTTCACGCGAGGCTGACGGTTGGGAAAACGTTCTCGGCAACCTGAAAGAATCGTGGAGACAGCTAAAAGCCGCATTCGGTGAGCCTATTCTGGATTCTGTAACGCCGATGCTGCAAAGCGCAACGGCGGCAGTGCAGAATTTTACGGCAAAAGTGGATTGGGAAAAGGTCGCCAACGCCATTACACAGAGCTTTGATACAGCAGTCAACGCCGTTACTGCATTGGCAGATACGATTGAAACGCTCGCGCCGATCATTGCTGTTGCAGCAGGTGCTTTTGCATCCCTCAAGGCCGGTATGGAGATTCAGCATCTTGTGCAGGGGTTCCAGAATGCGCAGGTATCTATCTCTCTTTTAACAATGGGCCTGAAAGATACGACGCTGGCGCAAGCCGCATTAAACGGTACAATGACCGTTGGAGAAACGATCGTTGCGTTACTTACAGGGAAAATGACGCTGGCACAGCTTGCACAGGCGGCAATGACAAAAGGGCAGATAGCTTTGAATGCAGCCTTGACTGCAAACCCCATTGGAGCGGTTATTGCGGTTGTTGGTGCATTGGTCGCCGCGATCGTTGTCCTATGGAATACAAATGAGGATTTCCGAAATGCGGTCATCTCCGCATGGGAGAAAATCAAAGAAACCATTTCCGGCGCGGTGGCTGCAATCAAAACGTTTTTTACGGAGACTATCCCGAATGCGGCGCAGACGGCGCTTGACTGGTTCCGCAACATTCCGAAGCAGATGAAAGATGTCGGAAGAAACTTACTCATGGGTTTGTGGGATGGCATCTCCGATAAAGTCGCATGGCTCAAGCAACAGGTTTCCGGCATTGTGGATAGGATCAAGAGTTGGTTTACCGGCAAGAACGGTTTTGATGAGCACAGCCCGTCGAAGTGGTCGAACGGTGTCGCCAAGTATGTTATGCAGGGCATGGCTGACGGATTTGAAAACGGTCTTCCGTCCCTGATGAACAGTGTAGATGGTGTCACAGACCGCATCAAGAATGGCCTTGACTTTGACACGGTGAACGTTGATTATACGACGTCTATGGCTGGACGCCTTGCAAAGGCTGCAAACCGTAGCAGAGGCGATGAGATGCGTCCGATCGTCATTGACTTTACTGCACAGCTTGACGGAAAGACATTAGTTCGTCAGATGGTGCCCATCATGCGAAATGAGGTGCGCGCTGCCGGTGCAGCAATTATCTAAAAAGCCACAGCCGGAGAAAGACCCGGCAGCAGGCGGCAAAAGCCCACAGGAGTGTTCCTGTGGGCTTTCTGTGCTATTCTGACTGGATTTTGTTTCTCTGTTACTTCTTTCCAAAAAGCTCACGTTTGCGCTCGACGGTCATAGTCGTGCCAATGAGCAGCACCTTTCCGAGCGGCGTTTGCACGACAGGATAGAATCTGTCATTATCGTTCATAGTGTGACCTCCATGCTCTGCATCAGCTCTTTGACGGATACGCCGGATAGATCGGCGACAAAGGAAAAGCGCGTGCCGCGCTGACGGTAAGCAGCCCCGCAGCACGGGCAGACAAGCACCGTGGCCGCGCTCATCAGCGGCGTCGTGCAGCGGGCGCAGTATAGAAGCTTCATGCGCTTGCCCCCTTACCTGTCAGAAGTTTAATTGCATCTGCATCGTCGAGATCATAAGTTGCGGATCGCATTTCTTTCTGGGCGTGTTCCCTTGCTTTTTCGGCGTCTGCCGTCAGTTGAGCGCGTTTCGCTGTTTCTAAAAAGCACTGTACGCCCGGTGCGTCATAGTGCCCGAGCATCAAGTGATAGTCGCGGATGGCGTTTGCCATTCTATCGTAGACAGAATACAGGATGCGACCAATGAATTCTAAGTCTCTCGATTCGATATTTTTTCGCTCCCTATCAGAAAAATACTGCTCCCAAATATCATAGATCAAGTCTGATCCGTTTTCGAAAGCGGTAAACATGTCGAGCGTTGCATTGTCGACAGTTAGGCGCTCATGTGCGGTAAGCTCAGATAAATAACTCATATTTCCTCCTTGTTTTCTTGGCGGGAGGTCGGTATAATACCGATACCGGCCTCCCTGTGGTGGTTGGTGGTGGCTCCGTGTCTTGCTTTGGTCGGCTGGGACATGGAGCCTTTCTCATGCGATGCTATCTTGATTTTCCGTAGTAGCAGAATGAGAATCAAGCGATTGTTGATCGTTTAATTGCTGACTTAGTAAAGTATCAATCATGTTACAGACTTCCTGTTTTTGCGCATCATTGAGCGTTTTATAAAGTTCTGCTACTAGCTGGGTTTGTGCATCCATTTTGTGACCTCCTTGTCAATCCGCCTGTGGTGGTTGGTGGCTCTCTGCATCTGGCTTTGGTCGGCGGTGATGCAGAGGGCTTTTTCTTATGCTCGGATCAGGTTCACTGTCTTGCATGGCCGTATCATATAATATCTAACGGTAGATATCAATAGGCGGAAGAAATAAATCTAACGGTAGATATTTGTGGAATTTGTATCTACCGCTAGATTTTAAGGTGTGATATAATTATTTCAAAAACTGAAAGGAGCATCTGATGGGAGAGAAAACCGAAGCGCAAAAAAAGGCTCAGCAGAAATATATGGAAAAGTTTGTCCGCGTGGAGATCAGAATGGATGCTGAAAAGAGAGAAATCATTCAAGCCCACGCAGAAGCCCACAGCGAGAGCGTGAACGGCTTTATCAACCGAGCCATAGACGAAGCCATAGAGCGCGACGAAAGCGCTCCTGCGGCCTCTGAGGGGCAAGGGGATGGATAATAGAAGAGCGGAGGGCGATTCCTCCGCTCTTGCTGCATATAGTGGGATTCCTTAAAGGTCGGATTTGAAATCCGAGCATTTCGGCAGCGCAAGGGGCTCATTTCAAATGATCCCCTTGCGATCGTCCAGATCAGGCGACCACTGAGCCGATTTGAAATCCGGGCAGTGAAGCTAGCTTCGATTTGAAGTTGAGACGAGCGATAAAAGATGGCCTGCATCTTTCATTTTTTTAGATGGATATTTCAGATGATTGTATGCATCCGTGCATCTGGTACTAATGTTTCAACCAATGGTGAACAGCCTTCATGCCACCATGTGTTGGATATTTGCAACAAGGAAATGTTGACTTATCCGAAAGAAAATAGTAATATTAAAAAAAGACCGTGAAGGATGTGTTGCTGTGAGTAAAAAAATGTCAACGGATGAACTGGTTGCTCATTGTAGTAAGGCGGTTGAGTCGATAGGAGAATTGCTTTCTGACTTTTCCCAATCTAGTATTGAGAAGATGACTAAGCGAGCGATGCTTATATCTTATTGGATTGGAACTTATGTTAGATATATTCGCGAAGAAGATAGCTTTTCGCCGAAGAGTGTATTTAAACTGAAAAGAGGGGCAATTGTTCGAGTTGAATTTGGATATAGGGTCGGAAGAGAACTCGGCGGACGACATTATGCCGTAGTCCTTGATAGCAACAATTCGATGGGTAGAAATACGGTTACCGTCATTCCGTTAGGGTCAAGAAAAGAAGATTCCAAAGATGATTCTTATAATGCGATTCTTTTAGATGGAGTGTATTCGCCAGTTAAGAAAAAGCTCGATGCACTACTTGCTGATGCAAAAAAGGTCGCCAGTGAAGCGTATGAAATGAGCGCAGAAATTGAAGCAGCTTCTCCTGAAAAAAAGCTGTTGCTACGAGCTGTGCAGAGGCAAAAGATTGACACTGCTCGCCATCTTGTCGTGCAAGCAGAAGCGTGGATTGACGAAATTTCGCATCTAAAAGCAGGATCAGTTGCAAAAGTAGATCAGATAACGACAATTAGTAAGATGCGGATATCGCAACCATTGCAAAAGTCTCATCCGCTATATGGAGTTAGGCTGTCGCCAAGAGATCTTGACAAGATAGATGCTCGAATTATGTCGCTATATTTTCCACAAAAGAAACAGTAGCATGATGAATTGACAGTTGACATACAACATATACTGTGTTAGAATCCTACTATCAAGCCGCTTGCCGGCAGTGCGAAAGCACATATTAGGATCAAGTAAAGATGCACCCCATACGGGTGCATCTTTGCATTTTGGGATAAAAACAGATTAGTTTTACATATGTTTATCATGCGCGAATAAACTACTCTGAGTTCAACAAAAATTCAACTCCATTAGAAAAAGTTCAACTATTTTACTCGACGATATAAAACGACGGATTCAAAAAATGCAGTAATATCAATACTTTGCGCGACATTGCGTAACGATAGCAAACGCCTTGTTTGGAACTCATAACCCGGAGGCCGTAGGTTCGAGTCCTGCCTCCGCAACCAGAAAAGTCCTGAAACCGGTCGGTTTCAGGACTTTTTTTCTAACCTTTTGGCAGTAATTAGAAAGCGCAAAATAACGCTTTCTAACACTTTTCTAACACATTCCGGCAAAAGGCTGTTTTTGGGCACAAAAAGCAATCATAATAGAGAAAGTAACGCTCCCAAGATCAAGATGATCTCGGGAGCGTTTTTTCGTTCAGATGACGGCGGTATATGGCCATAAGACAGGTTCAGTAGAATGCTTCTCTTTCTACTCATCCTACGTTGTGGGACATTTAATGGGAAGTGCCTGCCTACTTGGTCAGAATATTCGGCAGCTGCGCGCGCAGGGCGGCCACGCCCTCGGCGGAACCGAGGTCATAGCGCCCCACCATGCTCAAAACCGCCTGCAACGAGGTCTTCGGATCGCACCAGAGGTCCGGCTCATAGCCTTTGCCGTCTACATTCTCCATATTGTAGATGAAGTGGAACGACTGACCGAACTGGAAGCCGATGCCGGAGTTTGGAAGCGTCCAGCCTCGCACATTTCCGACCAGCTGCGCGCCTCTCGTCGGGCCGCCGATCACAAGGCAGTTGTCAAGTGTCCTGCAATAGGTCACGATGCTCTCGCCGGCGGAGCCGGACATGCTGTCTGTCAGAAGAAGAATCGGAGTGCTGTTTTCCAGCAGCTTTCCCTGAAACAGCTCATAGTCCTTATCGCCTGTCCGGAAGGCGGCAAATTCTTCACCCAGGTCCGCGTAGGCTTGGGTCCTATCGAACATAGCAGTGCCCCAGTTGGAGATAATCGTTTTCTGTTCGGGTTCTTCTCCCGTGTAGCTTTTCAGCCAGTTTTTGATAAAGTCTTCATCGCCGCCGCTGTTGGAGCGAGCATCAATGATGATGAGCTTCGCGTTTTTAAGGTCAGAACCGGTGCGGACGAACTCGTCCATTGTCTCCTCATAATTCCAGTCAAACCTGCGAATCGTTATCAAGGCAATACCGTTTGATTTCAGATAATGATAATCCGGGACCTGCGAACCGTCTTCCAGATAGGACTGGCTCAGCGACCATGTGACCGAAACCGTTTTGGTCTCAGCGCCCTTGGTCAGGGTGATACTGTCTGCCGTATGCACAGCCGTCGCGGGACAGAACTGACGCAGGGAATAGCACACTCGGCCGCTGCCGTCAAGATACGGCTTCATTTCGACATTCGCGTTGCCGCAGGAGGTATAGTACCACTTCTCGTTTTCCCCCAGCAGATAGTACCCGCTTTCATCCCTGCCAAAGCTTTGACCGCTGTAATAGTAAAGATACTGAACGCTTTTTTCAAAGGCCGGTTCATACCGCCCGGCGATCGAGAAATGTCCGTCCCGAACGAAAAGCAGGTGCGAGTAAATGAGCGAGACGAGCTGGTCCCACTTGATCGTCTGATAGGATGCAAGCTCTGCACGGATGGCATCTTCCGCCTTTTGGAACGTCTCCTCACCGAAATAGTAGTAAGCGCCGTAGGAGTAATGCAGCGCGCGGAAGAACAGGTCCACATCCTCAAGCGCTTCCGCGCGCGTAAGGACCGCCTTGCCGGGATTGTTCAGATTTTTCAGGCTGTCGATCTCTGCCTGCGTGATCTCGACCTCGCCGCGGTGATGCTGTAAATATGCTTCAAAGCCGTCGAACGACTCTTCCCTTGCCATATCGGCGCGGCGCTTCTCGTTCACGTCCTTAAGCAGTTTTTCAAATGCGTTTTGGTAGACCGCTGTGGAACCCTTGCTCAAAACGATGGCAGTATTGCTGTCGGCGTCATAATCGACGGTAAAGCCGAGCGCATCGCCGAGGTCGCGCAGCTTAAAATAGTTGTTTCCCCCGATGTTGTAGATGGAAAGACCGTCCGCAGCCTTTCCGTCGATTAAAACGGACTGCTTGCTGACAACGGCTGTTTTGGACTGATCCCGCCCGCGCTCAAGCTCGCCGCCGACAGGGGTATATTCCTTCCTGGAAACGACCGTGACCGCATTGCTTTGCTCATCGAACGAAACGGAAAAGCGGCTGTCCGTCTTGCTCAGAAGCTGCGCAAGATCGCGCAGCTTGAAATAGTTGCTGCCGTCGATGTTGTATTTGTCACAGTCTGCATCGACACCGTCGACTGACAGATTTTGCGGCGAAGCCACCACATTCGCGGCGGAGGCATAAGACACGGCAATGCAAACCAGGAGCAGCGTCAAAATGATGGGCAATCGCTTTTTCATGGATGATTCTCCTCTCCCTTATCACGCTTTCGGTGCGCCGCTTTCAAAGAAGCGTTCCCCGTCAGAGTAATTTTTCACTTTAAGGGTAGCATACTCCATCGTATGCTGCAACGCAAATTTTGCATAAAAGCGGTATCGCCCGTCTAAAGGCGACCGATAGCTTCATCCGCGGCCTTTCAGCCGAGCTTCTGCGCAAGGTCCTCGAGCGCGGCGGTCATCGCCTCTTCAAACGAGGGGTGCGGACGTATGGCCAGCAGGAATTGATCGGCCGTCATGTGGTTGGCGAGCGCCTGCG